TTTTTTTTGTTTTTTTTGTTTTTTTTGTTTTTTTTGATTTAAAATCAGTTGATTTATGTGTTAGAGTATGATGTATAGTATTATTTAGATTATTATTAAACATATCATTTGTGCTACATTTAGATTTAATAGGTTTAAAATAGTTATTTATTATTGTCATATATTTAGTATCATATTTACCACTAAAACTAATAAGTAAGTTAGATGGTATATAATGTTTTTTATAATACTCTACAATTTCTTTTTTATTTATATTATTTAATGTATCTAGACTACCTATAATAGTATGTGCTAATGGATGACCTTTAAATATATATTCTTCAACAGTATCATTAACAACATTATCTATATCATCTAAACCATCATTGTATTCTTGAATAATCACATTTCTTTCTGGAGTAATATCTTTTTGTCTCATAAAAGAATGATATACCATATCACTTGTAATATTACATATTAACTCTACATTTTCTTTAGTAGAAAGAAATTTATAATGATAAGCAGTAGTATCTTTACTTGTATAAGCATTAAAAGAAATGCCGTTTGAATCAAATGTTTTAGATATATCTAGATAATTAGGAAATTTAGGAGAACCTTTAAATAACATATGTTCGATAAAATGACTAATACCATAGACAGCGGGAGTTTCATTTTTACTTCCTACTTTAAAATAAAAATATAATGATGCCGACTCTGTATCTTTTCTATTAGGCATAATTAATACCTTTGTTCCAGATTTATTTTTATATAATTTCATTTTAGTTTTATGATTTGGCTTTTAGTTTTATAATTTGGCTTTTAGTTTTATAATTTGGCTTTAGTTTTATTTGTTATTTTTAATTTCTATTAATTATTAATATTATTATTTTGTAAAGTCGTGCTCGTCAATTATTATAATTATATAATCGTTGTTTAGTATAATAAGTATTTGATATAATTCTATAAATAAATAAAAATACATAATAAAAATACATAATAAAATGTCAAATAAACAAGATTATAGAACGTCGTTTATTCAATCACAACAAATAAACCAAAAACAACAACCAAATCAACCTCAACAATTATCTCAACAACCTTATTTAAAACAATCTTCTACCAATTTAAATGCTCAATTAGAAAAAGTTAATACATATTCAAATACTGATTCAATACAACCAAAGTATTCTCTAGAGACACAACAAGATACAAAACAATATTTAAAAGCAGATAATACTAGATTAAATTATGATAATAAAAATATAAATTTACATAACACTAGATTTACTAGTGATATTATTAGTAATAATCAAATAAAACCAACAGGACAAAATGGACAAAATATTAAAAACGGTCAACATGGACAAAATATTAAAAACGGTCAACATGGACAAGTAAATAATAATCAAGTATCTCATACAAATTCTAATACAAATTCTAATCAAAATTCACTATTTATAACTAAAGTAAGTGATAAAATATATACACATTTTAAAAATAAATATCCATCAACAATAGATGCTTCTGGATTTAATAAAAATACTATAACTACGATTATTAATCAATCTATTAAGAAAGCACCTTTAAATGAAAAATCGATTAATAAAATAATTGAAATTATTGACCTTAAATTTAAAATGACAATTAATAGTGATAATAGAAAAGGGTCTCAATATAATACAAATTCATTTTCAATGGATGAAGAAAGTAAAATATCAGTTGATACATATCTTGAAAATTATACAAATAAAGTTACCATTTTATCAGATAATGGTGTTAGTGGTGAAAAAGCATTAGAAGCGGATTTACCAAAAACGATGGCACCATTGAATGATACAATTAAGATAGAAAAACCTGAACCATTTAGTGAAGATTTTCCAATTAGAGATAGAGAAAAACAGACAGATATGTTAAATTCTGAAACACGTGAATATTATTATTATGTTGTTATTAATTCTAATGATAGAAATATTGTAAAATCACCTAATCCTAATGAATTTGTTATTGAATTTGCTCCTGCTCCTTCTGGAGATAGTCCTCAATCGGGTTATGTTGATAAAGCATTTCACAATATAAAAGCGTGTGAATTATTAAATGTTTCTATTTTAGATACAAGTGGTGAGGGTGATTCTAGTGTAGCAACACCTGCTAGTTTTCCTTATTTATTATTACAATTTGATGAATTACAAACTAATTATTATGGAACAAATTCAAATTTATCAAAGGCATTTGCTATTTTAACAGATTATACAAAAACAGGTAATTATAAATATTATAAATTATTAGGTGAGAGTTCAGAAAGTAATATTTATAAAGTGTATAATCCTAGAATCAATTTAACAAAATTAACTACACGATTATTATTACCTGACGGAACACCTTTTAATTTTGGAGCAACACATACAAATGATACATCTAATTCGTGTATTACATTTGGTTTAAGACTAACTACAATACAAAAAACATTATCTACTTCTTTTTTAAATAATGCTTAATTATTTATGAAATTAATATATATATTATATAAAATAAAAAATGTATTTTACTAATTGTTGTCAATTATCTTCATTTATATTTATAATAAATATTATTTTAGGTATTTATTGTAACTATTATTTATATAGTTTCTTATTTTTTATATTATTAATAACATCTTTAATACACCATAGTAATTATACTGATTTTACTTACATATTAGATAAAACATTATGTTTTTATATAGTATTATATGGAACACTGTTATTTTATCAAAAAGGTATAGAACATTTTCAATCTATAGAAATTAATAATAATACTCATACATATAATAATATTGTAATAAACTTTTTATTTAATTTTAAAACAATATTATTTGTATCTATTATTATATTATTTTTAACAGTAATTTATTTATATTATTATGGTTATTATTATAAAAAATATGTATTTGATAGTGATATAACTACAAGTTTCAAATCTCATTCATTTATACATTATATATCTGCTTTTGCACATAGTTTAATAATGTTAATTTAATTATTATTTTTTTATTATTTTTTTATATATTATAATTAATTTTTTATATATTATAATTATAATATAATTGTAATAATATTATTTAAATTATATAAAATGATTAAAGATATATCTAGAGATACTATTTTTTTTAAACTAGTATCATGTTTAATAATTATTATAACTATATGTATTTTAATAGCAACGTATAGTTTTAAAAATGGAAAACCTACGTGCCATAATTATATATTAAATACATATCTTCATACAATTTTATCATTATTACTTATATTTATGATGGTATTAGTAAATGATAAATATAATATTATAGGAACTTTATTAATGAATTTCGAAAAACATAATTTATTAAAAATAATTCTTATTATTTTATTTATTGGTTTAATTATAGGTGTTAGCATACTTATAAGTAAAGTTAAACCTACTAATGTATTATTAAGTTATGGATTATGGTTATTGTTAATTATAAGTTTTGGTATTGTATTACTATTAAATAATTTAAGTGCTAAACTTTCAAATAATTTAACTTTAATATTTATATCAATAATAATAATAATAATAACTACAGCATTATTAGGATTTTATTTAGGTGATGATATTGTAATATCATCAAATTGGAATACATATTTACATTATATTTTATGGTCTATTATAGGAACATTATTAATATCATCTTTTTTTATAAAAAATAAATCTAACATACAAACTTTATATAATATTATATATATGATTATAATTATTATATTTATATTACTTTTAATATCAAATAATAAAGAAATTAGAGATCATTCTTTATTATGTAATAATGAGAAAATAACTCCAAGTTATACAATAGAATCATTTGGTATGTTTATTAAATTAATAAATACATTTATTAATTTATTAAGATTTAGTTAATTTATTTATAATTATTTATTTATACTCTCTTTTTTGTTAATTTAGTTGTGTTTTTTCTACAACTTTTAATTCTGTTTTTATTATTTTTTAATGTAAGTGGATTATTACAAGAGAATACAATATGTTTTGTAAAATAATGTTTATAGTGTTCAAATGTTCTGGTTTCATCTTTAGTATTAAAAGTACATAAATGATTACATTTATAAAACCATTTTATTAATTTACTATAGGCTTCATTTTGTATTAATATACTTTTTAATTTAAAATTAGTATTTAAATAGATAGAGTGTCTAGATACATCTTGATGACATTTTTTAGATATTTTACTTACATAAGACGAAATTAAGGGCATAATAGAATTAAAAAAAGTATGATAGACACTAACTATATTTAACTTTTCATCTTGTGTATGACAATTACTAAAATAACCTTGATAATTAAATACAATACTCCCTAAAAATTCTTTACCTAAATTACAAATATAATTAATAATTGTTTTTATAGTATTAGTATTACATAAACTATTTATTTTGTCTATTATTGGTTTATATTGTAGTTTAACATCTTCTAAGTCAGGATTTTTATGGCGACATAATCCTTGACTTCTTAATTTTTTATTGACTTTATTATGTATTTTATATAACCATTCAATCATTTTTTCTCTATTATCTAAAAAATGAGTTATTGGTAATGATTGAGCATACTTATTAAAACTAACACGACAGTATTTACAAGGTAATATATAAGATACATTTTTCATAAATTTTTCTATTTTTAATTTATCATTATAAGATGGTTTTTCAGGATAGATAAATGTTAAAGTATGTAAAAATACCCATCCACTTGGTCCCCAAAATTCTGTATTCATTTTATTATTATTTATACATATATTATTTTATTATAAGAAATAATATATATCTAATAAATAGAAATAATATATATCTAATAAATAGAAATAATATCTAATAAATAGAAATAATATCTAATAAATAGAAATAATATCTAATAAATAGAAATAATATCTAATAAATAGAAATAATATATATATAATAAATAGAATATAATAATTAAAAATGAAAGGTGCGGAAAAAGCATCAATGAAAAAACCACAAACACAACAACAATCACCACAATCAGAAAAAGAAAAATTAAATTTACAAGATATAACAGAACAACAATTAAATGAATTATTACAACAAGGTATTACACTAGACCAAATTGCACAAATCGCCCAAGAACAAGGAGAACCAATACCACCATTAGTTGCTTCTATGATGGAACAACAAGGTATTGGTATATCTAATTCGGCAGCCGCACCACAACCAGGACAAGGACAACCAGAACAAAGACAACCTTTAAAGTCTAAAAAATATCCTACGATGATGAATTCTACTGAATATAAAGCATATCAAGATACTGTTAATAAAGAAGAAGAAGCAAAAGCAAAACAAACACAATCTCAAAAAACAAATGTATATGGTTATGTTTTTTCACCATTATTAAGTGAAGAATTAATGAAAGATATGAAAAGAACACAGGGTAGTTTTTTTGTAGGTGTAAATATTGCTAATTTAATGAATACATTTCGTGATATGATTGTTGATTCTGAAAAAAAAGCCTATAAACCTAAATCTAAACTATTAAAATCAAATCCCGATAGTATTTTCAATAAAATAGGTGAATGGGTTGATGTTGATTTTAATACAATTTTAGATAAAAAAATGGGTGAAAGAGGTAGTGATGTCCCTCTTTTACCTGAAAAAAGATTAACAGAATACTCTACTTTTTATGAAATATTAAGTGAAAGTAAAAAATATAGTGATAGAGGTTTTAATGGTAAAATAACACCTTATTCTTTATTAATAATGACACGTATGTTATTTAAATATAGAAATAATAATGCTCAATGGATACGTGTTGCTACTGTTTTAGAATTAATTTATAAATATTTAGGAGATTATGTTTCTAGAGAAAAGTATTTTAAAAATAATGATGAAATATCTGTTAGAAGTTTAATGGAATTAGAAGAATTTTATAACACAGACCATATATTTATGTCTAAAAGTGAAATTAAAAAATTTAAAGAAACATTAAATTTTTATAAATATGATAAAAATACTGATGTTAAAAAACAAATTGCAAAAATACAGACAAAAATAGCACCACCTATTTAGATAAAGTTTATTTTTTATTTTATTTTATTTTATTTTATTTTATTTTAAGTTATAATAAATTAAATAGTGTAATCAAACCACCAATCATCATCAAGATAAGGTGGGATTTCACCAGTGTTAATACAATTATTAATACTTGGTCCTGCTTTAATCATACTATTAATTTCATTAAAATCAACAGCATAAGAATAATATCTGATATTAGAAAGATAACCTTCAAATCCACCAAACATATTTACCCAGAAATCATCTTCATTTTGTTTTGGTAATGAACTTAATTCTTTTCTTATTTTTAAATAACCATTAATATATAAATCTAAATTTTTATTATTAAGTATAATATTCATATACATCCATTTGCGAACAGGCACATTTTCAATATCAGCATATTCTAAAATGTTATCTAATGTATTCATATAGACACGAACGGCATTTCTATTAGGATGTATCCAAACACCAGGAGCACGATTAGGATAACTAGAAGCATTACCTTTATGAAAGAGATGTTTCCATTCACCTTTTTTGTAATCAAAACTATCTATTAAAAACCAGAACCCATATGTAAATTGTATTCCGTCTTTACCTTCTGATTTATTTATAGGGATATAATTTACACTATAAGGGTCTTGACTTATTACTAAAGCGTGCTTACCATTTTTATTTCCTTTTAATAAATAAGGAGCATTGGTAGATTCTTGTTTATATCTATTAAGAAGATATTTAGCAACATAAAAAATTAATGCTAATACAATTATCATTATAATTATTTTTAAAAGCATATCCCATAATGTATCTTCTTCTGGTTCAGCAACTTTAATAACACGTGTTTCTTTTTTATTTTCTTTATTGTTTTTATTATTATTATCTTTGTTATTATCTTTATTATTTTCTGTTTTATTTTTAGAAGTTTCATTTTTAGAAGTTTCAATTTTAGTTGAATTATTTTTATTATTATTATTATTATCATTGCCAAGTATTTGATTTTTAATATTTGTTAAACTATTACCTATATTATCAATACCTTTACTTATCATACTTTCATCATTTTCTTCATTATTTTTTTTAGTATTATTGTTTTTTGTAGTATTCGTTTTATTTGTTTCATTATTTGATTTAGTATTTCCTTTTGAATTATTTTTATTATTATCAAAAATACTAAATAAATTATTATTATTATTATTATTATTATTATTATTGTTGTTATTGTTATTGTTGTTATTGTTAGTATTTGTTTTAGTATTGGTTGTTGGGGTATTGGTTGTTGAGGTATTGGTTGTTGAGGTATTGGTTGTTGAGGTATTGGTTGTTGGGGTATTGGTTGTTTTAGTATTGGTTGTTGGGGTATTGGTTGTTTTAGTATTGGTTGTTGGGGTATTGGTTGTTGGGGTATTGGTTGTTGGGGTATTGGTTGTTGGGGTATTAGTTGCTTTAACTGGTGTAGTTAGTGCTGTAGTAGCACTAGCATTATTTTTTTTAATAGAATTATTTGACATTTTACTAAGTATTATAAATTTGTATTATTATATAATTTTATTTTAATAATTATTTACAATAATTAAATATTATTAATATTAATATT